AGCATCTGGGTGTTTCTCCACAGAATGTTTCTGCATGGAATCGCGTACCGCCTCACCACGTGGTCGCGCTCGCGCCTATGCTGGGACTTCCGCCCGAGAAGATTCGCCCGGACATCTTCGGAGGGAGACGCAGGATTTGAATTGGACCGATGCCGCCGATGCGATGCTGGTCAAGCTGTGGGATAGCGGAGCCTCGCTCGGCTACGTGGCGGATGGATTGTGCCTCGCTGGCTACGTGGTGAGCCGCAACTCTGTCGCCGGTCGTAAGCACCGATTGACACAGAAGGGCGTGGTCTTCCGGCGCGTCGGTCCACCGATCAGGAGCAAGCCACTACGACAGCCTATCAACCAGCAACGGAGCAAACGAATGAACACCAAAGCAACTGACACTCCTGTCGAGCCGTTTGATCACAGTACTCACGAGGGCATCGAGTATCTGGAGAACATTGATGGATGCAAGGCCATCCTCGGCAAGCGCGGCGGGGCGTGGATGTTGCCGATGGTGTGCGGACGACGGAGGACAAGCGGAGAGCCGTACTGCAACGAGCACCTGATGATCTACACCAACCAGCAAAGGAAATGACATGGCCAAAGCAGCGAAGACCACTGAAGTCGAGATCACCGAGAAGATGGTGAACAAGTTCGTCGGCGACATTCTCGAACGACAGGAGCGAATTGAATCCGCGCGCGGCACGTACATGAATGCCGCGCGTCGTGAGCGTGAGGCGATGACGACGATCTACGAAGGCCTCGCTGCGCGTGGCGTATCGCAGAAGTCGGCGAAGACCGAGATCAAGATCATCAATGCGCTTGAGCGGATCAAGGGCTGGATGTCCGATCTCGAAGTCGAAGATCGCAAGATGGTGCAGCGGCTCGCGAAGGTGCAGGGCGACAAGAAGCAGTTGCTGTTGTTCGGCGAACTACCAGCCGCACCGAAGCCCGAGAAGAAGAGCAAGGAGAAGAAGCCAGCCGAGCCGGTGCAGACCGATCTCGTTGAAGCAACCGCCGCCGCTGGCGCTCCATCACTGTCGCTGGTGTCGTGAGGGTCGATGCTGGGTAAGGAAGCAAACGCTGGAAGAGCACCGATGCGCGACCGACCGGGGGACCGTTACGACACGGCACCTCCGGCGGTTCACGCGCTGATGTCTGTCGAGAAGCTACCGCACTACATCTGGGAGCCAGCCGCTGGCAAAGGCAACATCGTCAAGGTGCTCCGCGCCGCCGGGCACCACGTGATCGCCACCGACATCAGGAAGCGCGGCTGTCCGGATGCGACGCTGACCAACTTCCTTGATCCGCAAGAGACCTATCTTGCCGACTGCATCCTGACCAATCCTCCGTACTCATACGCGACGGAGTTCATCAGCCGGTCGCTGGGGCTCGCGCCGCTGGTGATCATGCTGCTGCGTCTCAACTACCTCGAAGGCGGGACGCCGAAGACCGCAGCCGGGCGCGAGCGTGCGCGGGTGCTCGACAGACTCTCACGTGTGCACGTGTTCTCCAATCGCCTGCCGATGATGCATCGCGCTGGCTGGAAGGGGCCGCGCGCATCGAGCGCCATCGCGTTTGCTTGGTACGTGTGGGATCGCGATCACGTGGGACCGACAACAATCGACCGCATCAGATGGGAGCAGTGACGTGGCAGTGGTGTGGACTGATCCGAGGAAGGCAGCGAAGGCTGCGGAGAAAAAGTACGACGCGTTGAATCACCTGCTGTTTCAGTTCGGCGTGAACAATCTCACTGCCGATCAATTCTGGGGACAGATGAACCAGAACGGCTGGGGGCAATCAGACATCGACGCATGGTGCGCCGATTATTACCAGAGGAGCGCAGAGGAAGATGCAAAGCAAGAAGCCAAACGAGAAGAAGGGCGGCATGGGTCCGCGCGAACAACAGCTTCGCGATATGCGCGAGGCGCGAGCGGACAAGGCGGCGCGAGCGGGTCGCGAGATGAGAACGGCGCAGGCCAAGAAGTTGATCGACCAAACTATCACCAAGCCGAACAAGCCCGCGCGCAAGCCCGCCAAGCAGCGAAGGGCCTCGGGCAGGGGGAGGTGATCCATCTACGCGAGGAGCGCAAGCAGCGCGCGATTGTCGTTGGGCAGGCGCGCTACGACTTCGCTCAGCGCAACGGCTACCTCAACTCCGGCGCGATGCTGGAAGCTCTCCCGCAGTTCAGCATCGACGGCGCGGTCGGCGAGTGCGGCATCGGCGACCGCCTCGGTCTGGAGTGGCACGAGAACATCGGCAAGATCGACGGCATCGATGTCGGCACGATAATCGAGGTGCGCTCGCGACCGCCCGGCAAGGAGCTTGGCATCCGAGACAGTGACCGGCGCTTCCTGCCGCACGTGTTCGTGTGGGTCTACAAAGACTACAGCGTGCGGATACTCGGCTGGCTCTATGGCTTCGAAGGCATGCACGAGAAGGACAGCGAGCTTCACCGGCAGCGATGGAATGAGAATTCTTACTGTTGGTACAACCCACCGCCGTATCGCTCATTCGAATCTCTGGAGCGCATCATTGCAGACGAGACCAAGGTCGCGCGCATCTTGGCGAAGCACATCGAGGATGAACCGCGCCGCGAGGAGAAGCGGAGGATTGAACGAGCGAGGCAGCGAGAGAGAGCGGCGGCAGCAGCGGCGGCTGCTGAAGAACAAGGCGGGGCGTGATGCATCCCCGAGCGCAGGCGACTGCGCTCCACGATGCACCACCGCATCATCGAGGAGATACTACATGAGGAAGTTTCTATTAGCCTGCACTGCGCTGGCCGCGATGTCATTGCCTGCCAGCGCTTCGGTCACGTTCGAGTCCAAGCTCAGCGGTACGGGCGACAACGTGATCTTCAACTCCTTGAGCGGCGACGTCGCGCTTGGAAGTCTGAACGGTCAGCATCAAGGTCTCGTCGAGTTCAGGGCGCTCGATGTCTCGACATTCAATGCCGCTGCTAACGGCAACGACATCAAGATCAACGGCACCAACAATCTGCAGATCGAGGTGCATGATCAACTGAACTCGTTCGTCATCGGCACCACCACGCAGGTGTTCTCGGTGATCGGCACTGGCAACCTGTTCGCGTTCGTGCGTGCTGTTGACGCCAATGGAGTTGAAGAGCCGCTCTTCACCTTCGACCTTGGCGATCTCGGCAATGGCCACGCTCAGAACGGGTTCACGTTCCACGCCACCGACGGCGAGGTGATGACCCGGCTGACGTTGCTCGTTCAGGATGGCACGCTCACTGAGTTCGAGCACTACCGCATCGACGTTGGTGTGGTGCCGACGGCTGCAGTGCCTGAAGCATCGACGTGGGCGATGATGATCGCTGGCTTCATCGGCGTTGGTGGTCTGGCGATGCGCAAGCGTCGTCGCGAAGGTCTCACGTTCCGTCTCGCGTAAACGAAGCGATAAGGCAGTGCCCGACGTGTCGGGTGCTGCCTTGCAGCTTTGAGATAAAGGAGCAAGCATGCTGCAGATTGTTGGATGGCTTCGCCAGAAGATCACCGCAGTCCTGTCCCGATACAAGCGCAAGACGATCCCACCGCCGCCAGTGCGAGCAACACCGAGGCCGCAACCAGAACCGAATTCAGAAGCCCCTGATGATCGCTTCGGCTACGGTCAGGAAGTGCCGCCCGGGCCGGAGCCTGAGCCGCCGCGCAAACGCGGACGCCCGGCAGTATCGGAAGAGATCAAGCTGCTTCGGAAGCGGCGTCTCAGTCACGACAAGTTCGTCACGCCACAAGGCGAGCTACCGCCGCCGGTCACGCGCGAGCCCAAGCCGCGCGTGGAGCGCGTCGAGTTGCCGCCGCTGCCCGAAGCTCCGCCGCCGAGGAAAACCTATGTGCGCGGCGTGCATCACGAAGACGCCGAGGATGTGCTGTACGACTCGACCGAGTTCTTCGGCATGTTCAACTTCAGAGACACGATCCTGCAGCAACTTGAACGCTACTTCGTCTACCTCGCGCGCATGAAGAAGTACGACAAGGATTCCTACGGGCTCTATCGTCAGTACGGCGCAACGCTGCTGCCCTACATCGACACTGGCGCGCATGACCGCCAAGGCATGAGCGAGGACGACAAGAAGAATCCACCGGGTCCGCTGCCGCTTATGCCGGAGTGGTTCAACCGCATGCGCCCGACGTTCGGCTGCTTCGTGTATGGCGCTGATCCCGAGACCGAGAAGTGGGAGCTTGTCAAAGACGCGGAGAAGAAGGGCTTCACGCGGTGGGTGCCGAAGTTCATGTACATCACCAAGCACAAGAAGCCGCCGCCGACGCTGCAGATGAAGAGCGGCGGCGACATCTACTCGATGACCGTGTGGTGGGACCGACCGCATGATCCGACCAGCAAGCGCAAGTACGGCACGCCGACCGAGTTCGGAATGTTCGTCAGCAAGGACGGATCACAACTGATCGCGCTGCGCTCGCTGCGGACTCGCATCGTCAAGATATGGTCGAAGAAGCACAAGCAGAACGTTCGCTTCCCCGAGCGCGTGTGGGAGATACCCGACGAGTTCGAGTCGTGGGCGCGCAACAACGGCGAGGACGCGCAGCATTTTCTGGCGCGACTCTTCCTCACGTCGGTGGCGCGCATGTCGAACGTGCAGCGCGGCGTCGTGCGTGTCGCCGCCAGCAAGGACAACATGACCGCAGTGTTCTCGGTCAATCACGAGAAGATGGGATACTTCTTTCAGGATCGCGACATCCACATCGGCGACACCGGCGCGCGCAAGCGCATCTTCCACATGGTCAAGCCGCACACGCGCAGGGACGGGGCCGAGGTGCCGCTGCACTTCCGTGGCGAGCGCGAGTTCACGTGGGCTGGCTACGACGTGCGCATCACCGTGCCCGGGTGGGATCACCCGAACTTCGACGAGTTCGACGTCGGCACCATCGATGAGCACTGGCTTGATAAAAAGGAGTTGAAGGGGATGATGAACGAAGAAGAGCTTGGCCGCAGGCTGGCCGAGCGGATCAAGAAGGCGCAGCACGGGAGACACGATGGTCACCGATGAACGCTTCACTGGCACCGTGCTCGCACTCGATCTCGCAACCGTCGCTGGATGGGCGCTCGGCAAGCCGGGCTCGACTCCGAAGTTTGGCACCATGCGGTTCGGCAAGCCCGGCGCATCGCGCGCCTCGATCTATCGCGTCTTCCGCACGTGGATGGATGGATGGTCTGGCCCGGCGACGACGCCCGACCTGATCGTCTACGAGTTACCGATGCAGCCGCTGCACATGCGAGGCAAGACTAGCATCGACACCAGCAAGATGTTGATCGGTCTCGCCGAGCATCTCGAAGAATGGTGCTTCGATGTTGTCGAGCTTCGCGAAGCAACGGTGGGTCAAGTGCGCTCGCACTTTATTGGGC